CGACAGCGGTGTTTCTTTCACCTAATGTGTTTGCTTCAAGTGCATTATAGCCAAATGCAGTGTTATCTGATGCGGTGGTGTTGCTAGCCAAAGCACCCCTACCAACACCTGTATTACCATCTCCAGTGGTGTTTTCACCTAAAGCAACATACCCAACTGCTGTATTTGTGGTGCCAGTGGTGTTAGAATAAAGTGCTTGATAGCCAATTGCCGTCATGCTGTGACCAGTGGTGGAGGCCTCACCTGCTTTATAACCCATAGCGGTGTTGTTGTTGCCTGTATAGGCTTCTAAAGCCTGAGAACCGACAGCAGTGTTGCCTACTCCTGTAATATTTGAGGCAATTGCAAGATAGCCTATACCAGTGTTGTTGGAGGCAGTTGTTTGTGCGCCAAGAGCAGACACACCCATTGCCACATTGTTTCCACCTGTCGTGTTTGCATCCGCAGCGTTTAAGCCAACAGCGGTGTTACTGTTTCCGGTAGTGTTTGCCCCAAGTGCATTTGCACCTACGCCCGTGTTCCATATGGCTGTCGTGTTTGCATCTAAAGCAGATTGTCCAACTGCGGTGTTCTGATAACCAGTAGAATTTGAGGTAAGAGCCTGATATCCAACAGCAGTGTTGTTATCACCTGTGGTATTCGTGCCTAAAGCCCCTCGTCCAACAGCCACGCCATTGTTGCCTGTCGTGTTGTTTGTCAGAGCTACATATCCAACTGCTACAAGGCTGCTGCCGGTGGTGTTGTCGTAACCAGCCTGATAACCTACGGCTGTATTGTTGCCTGCGGTGGTGTTACTCTCAAGTGCCTGATGACCAAGTGCTGTATTATTACTGCCTGTTGTGTAACGCAGTGCATAGTTACCCGCTGCTACATTTTTTGTGCCAGTGATATTGCTAAATAAAGCATTACTACCAAAAGCCACATTGTCACTAGCTGTGGTGTTGCTGGATAGTGCTGAATTACCAAAAGCGTTATTGCGTGTGCCAGTGGTGTTTGCATCTAACGAGTATACACCCACTGCTGTGTTGTTAGATGCGGTGGTGTTTGAAGTTAAAGATTGAAAACCTACGGCGACATTGTTTGAGCCATCGGTGTTTGCCTCAAGAGCCTCTCCACCAACAGCCACGTTTTGTGCGCCAATGGTATTATTTTCCAAAGAAAAAATACCAAAAGCAGAGTTATTACCACCAGTAGTATTTGCCCCTAAAGAATGAACACCTACGGCTGTGTTTTTCTCGCCTGTGGTGTTAGCGTCCATTGAACGATAACCCATTGCCGTATTTTCTTGACCAGTAGTGTTGGACAACAAGGCTTCATAGCCAACAGCCGTACCAGTTCCGCCAGTAGTATTGCTAGAAAGGGCTGAATAACCTACTGCGGTTATGTTGTTTGTGGCGTTTACTTTTAGCGCATCTTTACCTACAGCCGTGTTGTTACTCGTTGTGGTATTATCACGAAGTGCGCCTGTTCCAATACCGGTGTTATTGCTGCCAGTTGTGTTTGAAGACAACGCAACCCTACCTACACCAGTATTTTGGTCGCCCGTAGTGTTTGCAGTTAAAGCATTTGACCCAATAGCGGTATTTTCATCACCGCCAGTTTGAACACTGTCAAGAGCAGTATCACCCAACGCCACGTTGTTTGCCCCTGTCGGATAGTTACCGTCCAGTTTAATCGTGCCACCGTCAGAAGTAATGCCGCCCATCTGAACCTGCGACAGAACCTGCGTTACAGTAGCGGAAGCCCCGCCGCCGTCGAACTTCAAAAGAACATCGTGGCCGTTTTCAATCTCAAAATCATTAGAAGCATTGTAAGTACCCTGAAATACAATCAGGTTACGTGAGCCAGACAAGCTGTTGCGGATGTGCACGACTTTTTCAGCATCATTGGGGTCAAGCTGAACATATGCCGTTGCGCCAAGATCCGCGCCGTCATTAAACTCAATAAAGCGATTGCGCCCGTCAGATAGAGCGCCGTTGTTAATTAGCAGGGTGTTAGGTGAGCCCGAAGTACCCGCAGCGGCTAGCGTGACAGTGGCAATACCATTAGTCGCTTGGTCAATAATGTCGAAGTTAGTGTTAGTCGTTACACCCCATGTGCCCGACTGATCGCCGGTCCCCGGCTTCTCAATGCCAATATTGACTGTATATGTACTTGCCATGCTCTTAACCCCTTAAGCTGCTATTTGACCCCAACCCGGCGTCTGGGATGGTACTTCATCCGACCAAGTTGGCGTCTGACTTGGGTCAATGCTATTATACCCTGCATTTTGATTTGGCACAATAGTTCCCCAAACTAATACTTGTCCTACGTTTCCAGTGGCTTGCAGGCCTGCTGGATACACGTTCCCCTTTGCGTCAACGGTGACATCACCGACATCCGCAGTGGCTTCAAGACCCGTAACAAAAACAAAAGTCTCTGTTTCTACCGTTACAGAGCCCACCGACATAGTGGCTTCAAGACCCGTGACCGGTGCCGTTGCACCAGCATTGACGACAATAAAGCCGCCGTAAACAAAGCCTTGCGCTTGGACACCGCTAGGTATCTCAACTACCGCCCCGGCATCTACAGTAACGGACCCTACGTTGCCCGTGGCTGAAATACCGGTAACCGGCACGTTTGCATCGCCGCTTACCGTAGCAGTACCGATTTCACCGGTGCCTGCAACCCCCGTCACATTGATGTTAGCCGCAGCGGAGACTGTGACTGAACCTACGCCGCTAGTCGCTTCAATACCCGTGACAGGGACATTCGCGTCGCCACTTACTGTGGCAGTGCCTATTTGACCCGTAGCCGCAACACCTGTCGGATAGACATTCGCCGCAGCTATCGTTGTAACAGAGCCTACCTCGCCAGTAGCGGATACTCCTGTTACGCCTATGTTTGCGTCGGCCTGTACTGTGACAGAGCCGACATTACCCGTTGCCGCCAATCCCGTGACTGGTGCATTCGCTTCAGCAACAACCGTTACCGAACCTACATTACCAGTGGCCTTTGGTAGGTCTGTTTGGCCCCAAGGCATTTCGCCCCAGCCAAAGCGACCCCAGCCGCCAAGTGGGACGACGACATCGGTCATTAGGCTATCCGAATGATCGCGTTACTTGCATCTGCGGTTGGGAAAACAACCGTAAAGTCACCTGCCGTCGAAGTTTTATCCGCGCCAAAGTCCAAAACCACTACCGATGGATTGGTAACAGCAATAGACGTTGTGTTTGGCGTTGAGTTGTAAATCAACGCGCCACGTGCGGTAATTGTCGCCGTCGTCCAAGTCTCGTCATCAAAATCAGTTAGCGCCGTAGTGCCGCTAGTTGACGGATCCACATTAGTCAGCGCCTGTCCACCAGCAGAATAGCCTGTTCCACTAACTTCATTGGTAGCAGAATAAGCCGTTGTGCTAGCATCCAGCGTAGCTGAGCTAGTATATAGCGCCATATACATAGTATCCGCGCCATTTGCAAAATCGTGTACACCAAACAAGAGTTCTTTCTTGAAAGATGTACACATATAGTTTCCTGAAAACGCCATGTCACAGTCTCCTTATAAGTTCGGCCAAATCTTTATGGCCTGCGTCATTCAGTGCGTTGTACACCGTTGTTCTATCACTTCTTATGGCTTCGCGCATATAGAAAGTTAGTGTCCTAACTAGCTGTTGGCGAAAAGCCCTTGCTTGGTCACGAATAGCTGGGTTAGCGTTGTCAGAGATAGAAATAATCTTATCCGCGCAGCGCTCCGCAACCTCTTCAGGTGTAAAGCCCCTACCACTTGTGGTGTGAACCTCTACCTGAAACTCTGGATTTATCTGTAATGCTTCTACTTTCATTGTTTCGGCCTAATTACCATTCCTGTGCGATACTGGTCAGTAACTTCCTTAGACTCACCAAACATCTTGAGACCCATAATCGACTCACCAAACCGCTTTTCATACAGCGCCTGCATATCCGCCTCACCCTTCATAAAGATGTAAGCTTCCATCAAACTGCCATACAGCATCGCAAGTTCAGCGTTCTCGCTGAGCCATGTCGTTCCTGTACCGGCCCCCGCAGTTAAACTGGCCGGTCTATAGAAATAGTGCAGTTCTACCGCATAACTACTGTCCGGCGTAGGTCCAATAATAAAGTTGGTTAAATCGAAAACAGCATAATACCGCGGCCCACCCTCTACCGTTGGATCCGGGTTAAACTGTTGGACATAATCCGCGTCCTTAAAATCAAGGAAATTTGCGTCATTTCCGGCATCTGTGTAGGCCAAAGAATACGGTGCAAGAAAGTCTGTAGGACAAGTCAAAAACTTGTTTGAGGCTGTCATGTTACCCGACACGTTCTTCCGAAACAGGCTAAGCTGCACATTCTTGAGAATGCGCTCTTCAGTGTTACGAATAAACACAGGTATGTTGTTGATGAAAGTCGTTTCATCGTTTTCAGTGTAATCCTGAATAGCCTGCTGTAGTTCCGCATATGTAAAACTCATACTGTCACCGTAACACTACCAACTTGCCCAAAACCCTGTGCGGGCAGCAAGTTAGGTGCCTCTACTAAAGGAACCCCAACAAACACGTCTAGCGGCTCCGTTCTATCGGGACGCGCTTCCTTCAACGCTTCCGCATCTACAACCTTACGAAAAGGCCCTAGCTGCGGGTGTTTTGGCTCCCATTCATCTTTGCCGACAAGCAAACCGTTCCACTCTTTACGCATATCCTTATACCGATACCGGAACCCGGAACGGTCAGATATGGCATATGAGTCTTTACCTGTCGCATATTTAGACATCAGGTCGTCCTAAAATACTGGTATTGAGGAACGACATTAAAGGAAGCCCGATCCCGGTCTTCTGTAGCCGCCCGCTCAAATTCTTCTTCATAAATAGCCTTCAAAAGCTGCACTCGATTTGGTGCGCGTTTGACTGCAATGTAATAAGCCAGACCCGCCGCCAAGCACGGATAGAACCGGAACGGCACTTCCATCGTATTGATGAAGGTGTCGGCGTCCTCAATGCGTGTCAGCGCATCATAGATAACCACGTCCGTGCTGTTATCTGGAACAGGCCAAAGCTTTAGTTCTGGTGTAATCTGACGATCCAAGAAGAACTGGTTAGCCCTGCTTTCCGTAGTTTTGGTCGGGATAGACAAGTATTCATCCCGGCTGAGCCTCTCCAGCGCATAATCAGTGCCGCTGCGCCGCACGATAACAGACAAGATGTCAATCACGTCTGTGCCGAGCGAGTAATTACCGGTGCCTTGCGTTACCGTTATGCTGCGCTGGGCAATAGTCCACTGGTTCAACCCACGGTTAGCCCAATCCGCCAACATGAGGTTGAGCGACCGCTTTGCAGACTTAAGGTCATAACCAGTACGAACCTCAAGACCACAGCGCTCAAACGCCTCCTCAATATAATCGGAAACGTCTAACTCAAAATCTGTGCTGCCGGATGTAGCCATCTTACTTCTTCTTTACCATTCCGCCGCCGCGCATCTTTTTAACCATGCCACCGCCGCGCATTTTCTTTACCATACCGCCGCCGCGCATCTTTTTGACCGCGCCGCCTTTCTTCATCATCTTACGGGGTTTCATTGCCATTTTTCAGTCTCCTGTAAAGATCGTTGCGCCTCTGAAAGATATCTTCTGCGTTATACTCCTCCAGATACCTGTCATAATAGCCTTTTTTAACCAGTTTGTCTGCTGATTCCTGCACTTTGGACAAACGCTGCACAAAAATCATTGCATACTCGTCTTCAACTAAGTGCATAAAGCTCTGGTCGTCAATGAAGTCATTGGCCTCATCGTGTGGGTGAAAACCCATCAACCAGATGTCCCTGTCTATAAAAACGCCTTCAGATATAGCGTCGTTCATACTTTCCAGATACTCATGAAAGTCATCGGGATCCTTCTTAAACGCCATGTCTACAATAATAACTAAATCAAATGTGTCTTCCCACTGGGATATCGTGCTGTACAACACCTGCATATTGGTGTCATACTTAAACAAAATAAGGACTTTATCTTCTTCCCACGCCTTCTGGGCATAAGGACAGGGCGGTAACCCGTTATAATACGGATTAGGCTTTTGCAAGGTATGCGCTGACCAAGCTAAAATTTCTTGGCATATCTCGCTTTCTTTATCTATGTAAAATGCTGTGTTGTTCATGCTTGTGACACCGATCCTTTCGTTCTTTTGCGCCGCCCGTTCATAACAGCGCCACAACCACGTGCCACAGCCGTTCCGGGGATACTACTGCCACGAAATGGGCGCTTTGCCCTTGTCTCGTAGCCTGCAACGCCCCCATTAGCCATCTTTTTTACTTTAGCCGCTTTGGTATTAGCGACGACAGTCTTTCCCTTAGAGCCTTCACGCTTCTTTTTACGCGCTGTCGCAGCGCGTTCACTTTTCGATAAACTGCTAGCCTTACGTCTAGGCAAACAACGGTCAGGGTTACGCTTATCCTTTGACGTACCGCACGGCCCCGCGATATTGCCTTTGCTATCAATTCGGACCCAATCTTCATCTAACCACTCCTTTAATCCGCCCATTATTTACCCTTTCGCTTACCGCCTTTAGACTTTTTGGCGTAATTAGGGTCTTTACAATATTTAGAGGCGGCTAAATTAGCGTAAGCCGAGGGATAGGTATCAAACGTGCGCTTTGCCCACGCCTTACCTTCAGGGCATATCGTGCCGCCCTTCTTCATCTTAACGACGCCACCTTTTGCCATTTTTCTAACGGAGCAAGCGCCTGCGCCTAAATTAACTCGTGTCATGTCAACACCGCCACTAATGCTATTACTGTTGCCGCAAGTTGCAGAGCAATGCCGCCAAGAATAGCCCAGACCTTTACATCCAGACGATCTATGTCTTTTTGCATATGAGCAAGATGGTTGGTCTCCAACCGGTGTAAAACGGCTGTGATTACTTCAACCTTCTTGTCTAGTTCTGCAACTGTTGGCTTGCTCATTTTAACATTTCCACCTTTTACGCGCCTGCCTCAAACGGCTGTTTGGATTTTTTGCCGCTTTAGGAAACTTTTTCATTTGTCCCGCAGAACGCGCACAGAAAGACTTACGACGCTTTGCATCCTTACTACCTTTTTTGACCTTGCCTGTTACGGCGGTCTTTAACTTTGAGCCGGGGTTTGCCTTTCTGTATGCGGCTACTCCAGCTTTAGTCATCCCGGCCCCTTTTTTAGTAGGGCGGAAATTCTTCTTGTTGCGCGGGGGCATTTTGGCTTTTTTGCGTTCAGCCATTACAGAGCATCCCCGTTGCCGATTAACACGCCATTAAAAGATGCGGACAAAGCGTTCGCTTGGTTTTTATTACAAATACCCCGAACCTCAACGTCGGACTTTTCGGTTACCTTAATTGGGTAGGCAAACGGATAATAAATCTGACTTTCCACAACATCTATCTTAACTTGCGTTCTAAACACCCCACCAAAAGGCTTTACCAAGAAACGCACAGTCATAAACACCCCACCAGATGTTCCGGTGCCGTGTGTGGCAATGCCTTCGTTAATGTAGAGAGTTTTACCCGCAGGAACGGTATATACCGCCATTAGCGTTTGGTTTTCACCATTTGTGATCTGAGCATAGGTAGTGCCGCCGTTAGCTATGGTGATATTACCGGTAGGAGAAGTTGAACCGCTTACATACGCCCTAAAGACACGAAGAAACAGCCCACTGGTGGTAGCTGTCCCGCTAGCGTTCAAAGTTACTTCTTCGTCCAATTCGGCATAATTTGCGTCAAGACCAGATACCAGTACCTTTACACCAGAATCTGTAGCACCCCCTGCGGAGGTGACTGTCATAGCTACAGCGGAACCCGGATAAGCGTATAAGCCACCGGCATCCCAAATAGTTTCACTTACATTGATGATGTTAGGATTATAACCGTATTTGAACAGCGTGTTGTGATACGCTATTTGGTCACGAGAAGACTGAAGCTCAAACGGCTCCGAAGTCCCTACTCTTGATATGGAACTAACTTCACGAGCCATTCGAGCCTCCTGTTATGACAAGAAGACAGTCACGCTATCCAAAGCGGTTTCGTCTATATACAGGTCTGTATCGAAACGAATGCCGTCATCTGGAATGTTGACTGAAAAAGTGTCACTTGTTTGAAGGTCAAGTTGTAGCCTGACCGTGCCACTGGCTCCGCCATCCTTTAAAATGATGGCAGGCGAACCTGCGGCTTCGGTATTTACCGTAAGCTGGCGCAAACGGCACGGTCCACTATAGATCGTGCCGTCTCCGGCTGTGCCTACGTCCCGATATTTGGAAAATATCAGAGATCCAGCCATATCTTACCCCTCTTTCTTTGTTACAGCCTTTTTCACGGCCTTTACGGCCTTTTTAAGAGGCTTTTTGCTACCGTTAAGCTTACCCATGATAAGCCCCTATTAAACAGCAGCAGAGAAAGGAGTAGCTTCTGTGCCAGTGGCCGCAGTGCGGACTGCAACAGAAAACTTGTTGCTAGCAACGTCCTGAATTTCTACCTGCGCACCAAGAATACCGCCAGTTGTTGTACCGTCCATAGTGATGGTGTCGGTGTCAGCAGCAGTTTCAAAGATAGACGCAGTGTCGCCACCGTCGTTAGCTACAATAGCCATACCAGACATTGTGTCGCTAGAATTAGCAACCTGAATGATATAGTCGTTTGAAGTAACGGTGGTTGCTACAAAGAACTTGTAGATGTTGCCTGTTCCGCTAGCAGCAGGAAGAGTGACAGTCGCACCGCTTGCAATATCCAAAACCATAGTACGGCCTGCGTTTGCGGCAGATGTCATAGTAGCGTTAGCTGTTACGGAAACGAGAGAGTCGGAGCCAGAAATAAAACCGGCAGTGGAGGTCACGGGACCCGAAAAAGTTGTAGAAGCCATTTTATCACCTCTTGCACAAGGGTTCGCTCTGTAGTCCGTGCAATGTCAGGTGGGCTTGGATCCTGTCTACAAAGCTAAAATTACGCCCAAACTCAGTATATAACAAAAAAGGACGACTGTGAAGCCGTCCTTTTAAGTATCTCAAAAGAGAATTTTTTATGCGCCCGGTGTACCGAACACACAACGCCAGTCAGAAACGCCAAAGCTGTAACGCTCACGTGCCTTGAACCGCATATTACCGGTGTCAAAATCGCCTTCCATGGCGGTCTTGATTGGTGCACGGTTGAAGTACTTGAAGCCGTTTGGTGCATCTGTCTTGATGAAGAAGGCATCAGTATCCGTCAGGAAGTGGTTAACCACTGCACCCTCTGGAAGCATACCCATGCTCTTCATTGCGTTCAGATCGTTGTCAGCAGTAGCTGAGCGCAGGTTTGAGTTGATTACCCGCTCTGCAATGAATTGCAGTTCTTTCGGGATAATCAGCTTCATGCCGCGTACAGCAACCTTCAGACCACGCTCATCAGTGAAGCCTGCAATGTCAATCAGCATCTGCTCAAGAGAAGTCTCGTTGAGGTCAGCGGCAGTTGACAGCAAGTTACTCTGTGAGCCTGAAAGTGAAGGGTGTGCTGAAGAGCAAAGTGCTGCACCGTCGCCGATTGGGCTGCCCGTGCTGAACGCATTGTTCAGGATGGAAGCAGCTTTAATCTGCTTGGTCTGGGCCATTGAGCGGGCCAGAGCCTTGGTGTAGCGTGATGCCAGACGGTCGTACAAGTTGTCTTCGATAGCTTCCTCAGTGATTGAGAACGCCAGAGCGATTGTTTCATGTGTGTACCGTGCTGTGTAGGTCTCTTGAGCATCGTCAAAGTTGATGGCAGCGCCTTCACCTTTAACTGGTGCTGTTGAAAAACCACCGAGCATCACCTCTTCTTCAAATGCACGATCTGAAGACTCTTCATCGAAGATTTCAGCGTGTTCATTTTCGTAGCGATCATACTCAAGACCGAACAAGGCATTTAGTCCGGGCTCAAGCTCTTTCGCTAGTTGTGCGCGAGAAATAGCCATTTTCTATGTCCCTCCTTAAATGCCAGTGCTTGCTGCTGTAGTCTGAGAGTCAGAGCTAGAGCATGGAGCATTGTGGTGGAAATTAAACCGAACGACGTAATTTACACCTGCTGCATCGTAATCGAGGTTAGCACTGTCACCAGTGAGACCTACGACACGCATGAACAGTGTTGCTGTAGTAGCAACTGTGGAAATGTCGAGTTCAGCAGTGGAACGTCCATTGTCGGTTGAACCGGACGTTGCGGTTGCCAAAGATGCGTTAGCAAAGATGTTTGACAGTGCAGTTGCACGGTCAGTTGAGCTACCATCTGCGGCTACCATGAACAACTGGTTTGGATTGTCAGCAACGAAAGCCTTCACAGGGAAGTTTGTGTCTACGCTTACGCTGTTGGCACCGGGCCAGTAGTTGATGAAGACAGGTTTCTTAGAAACACTATCCACGTACTCTACGCCCATCAGAACCCCAAGTGCGGGAACCGTACCACCGTTTGCATTACCAACAATGTCGATAACACCAGCCGCCAGTGGAATTACTGGCGAATACTGATAAATCGCATTAGTGTTGGCTGCTGCAATCTCATATTGAGTTACACCAGTAGTGTTGGCACCTGCGCCATTAAGCCCGATAGGACGAAGACCAAAGGCAGTATCTTGATTTGCCATTTTTGTTTCTCCTAATCAGAGCGACCCTATCTCTGTGGGCCGCCAAAGGTTACACGAGATTGACGATCAGGTTTGTTGATCGTCATGGTTGAATGTGCATTCGTGCTCATCATGTCATTATCAACAGCCTGCATCTGATCCGCGTTCCTCTGAGAGAAGTACTCGTTTCGTTCTGCAACCGTTTCCAATGGAATACGAGCAAGAATAAGTCCACCTACTCCAAACACACCTTCGTATTTACCTGATTCGACTACCGGGGCCTCAAAGTCAGGGTACTCATCCTTACGAACCAGTTCCCAACCTTCGCGCATCTTAGCGCTGACGTTTTTAGTATCGTCAAAACCACGGGTTTCAGCCCGGATCCAACGATGCTTAAAACCATCCGGTGCAGGTGGTGCATCTAACATAGACGGGGGAGCCCACGGCTTACGCCTTGCCGTTTTTTCCCTAGATTGATTTGCGCGAGAAGTACGTTTGATTTCGCCTTCAAACATTTCGTTTTGATCTTCAGCCATCTCTCTTACTCCTTCACGTATTTCGCGTATTCTTCAAGCGGCACACCCAATTTCTTCGCTATCGCGACTTGGCTAGGGGTGAGTCTAACCTTTTTCCCACTACTGCGCCCAGATGTACTGCGGGATACGGAAGCAACCGTCTGAGCGGGCCGTTTGCTACCACCGTTAAGCTTATGCGGAAACTCTGTCTGCATACGCCTGTCAAGTTCATTATAGTAGTCATTTGACTGCGGGTCAAATCCTTCGTCTTCAACGAGCTTTTTATGTATGCCAAAAGCAGCATATGTCATCGCCTCATCTTCACCAAACCACGCATTTTTCTGAGCCCATTGTTCTGCTTTAGGGTCAGGCCTACGAGGCTGTTGTTGAGGCATAGGTTGACGTACAGCCGCCTGCTGCTGTGCTTGGATTTGCTGTGCATAGCGTTGCTGCTGTGCTTTAGCTTGAGTAGCGCGGTCATTTTCAATAGCCAGACGGGTAATCGCCCGTTGAGCCTCAATAACGCCATTTGTGTCGCCCATCTCAATAGCTTTAGCCAATTTTTCTTCGGCAGAAGCTATCTGTGACTCAACACGAGTGCTGTACTCATTGACATAGTTGGTATCCAGCGTATCCATGCGCTGTTTTAGCTGCTGTGCTTCAGCCTGCACGTTCTGAGCATACTTCAACGCTTCTTCGCGCTGGCGCTCTGCTTCGCGCATTTTCTTTGTTAGGCGGTCAATGCGCTTTTGCGTGGCATTCTCCGCTTTGTCAAAATTATCGTCTTCTGACGCCTGCTGGGTCTCTTGACCCTCATCGTCATTAGCTACGTCAACCTCAGTTTCCTGAGAGTCGTCCAGATCCAGTTCAATCTGTTCTTTTTCTTCTGCCATTTTTAACTCCTAGAAATGCAAAATGTCTTCAGGTTCTTGAATACGCGCCAAAATCTCGTCATCGTTCAAGATGCGGACTTCGCCACCATCAATCTTAAATCGCGAACCGGCATAACGGGCAAACATCACCCAGTTACCCTTTTCGCACCACGGACCAGACGGAAACTTTTCCGCGTCCTTGTAAGCTAGGGGCCCTACCTTCAGGACATAGCCAACCTGTGTAGATACATTTTGCTCATCCAAAACTTGGTTTGGTAGGTAAATACCGCCATCGGTCTTACCTTTGCCGCGATACGGCAAAATAAGCAAACGCCAGCCCGTCGGGTCTGGCAATCTTTCTAGGAGGGAACCGCCGATTTTTTCGGGGTCTAATGCTTTATCAGTTACGTCAACGTAAGCTTCCGCGAGGTTTGCGACGCCTTCACTTACGCCTTCGAGATCAAGTTTTTGCGCTTCAGTCATTGCTTCGCTCCTGTTTTTCTAGCAGGCCCTTGAGTTCCTGTTCCACGTGATCCAGAGATTTTAAATTTCCCATGAGCTCACGATACTGCTCGATGTTCTTGACGTTGTCATAAATTAACAAGTCTTGAACTGCCCTCCGCCGCTCTTTGATAATCCGAAAAGCGGCTTCGGCAAAATATATTTCATCCACTCGTATATCTCCGCGTTAAATCTGATATATTATTATACCATCTCTAGCGCAAAGTCACGTGTTTCTTTGTTCCTTCTTAGCCAACCCTTACCAAAAGTGTTAAACGTCCGAAGGCTCTTGTAAAAAGCCTCGCGCTCATCAGCCACCGCCTTAATCGTTTCCGCCGCGTCAGCGGCTTCTACAGCTTCTAGGGTCTTGGGGCCTATCGCACCGTCCGCAGTCGCTCCTACGGCTTTCTGTAGCGCTTTAGCAGCCCTTCCGGGGCCAGAGTTAACCGCCCAATCAAAGATAGCAAAGTCCAGACCCGAAGGCAGATTATCGCCCTTCACCTTGTCCCAGTAGCCCTGCTTGTAAATCAACTGCACATGATCGTCAGGAATGTTCTTCAACTCATCCACATCTTCCAACGGCCTGCCCAAGAAATCTGAGTAGGTTTTGTGCGTAATCCCCTTATTAGTTGCCCCACCGGGATCATCCGGGTGGTCAACAAAGCCGCCTTCGTGCTTTAGCACCATCTCTAGGCTTTTGAAGAAATTGGCTTCCATTAACGACCTTTCATATACTTGCTCACAGCGCGGTTACCGAACCAAAATGACATAATGGCGGCAAACAGGCCTTGAGTCTCCGGAGTCCACATAAGCGTTACAGCGTCTTTCCAATCGCCGCCAGACTCCAATACTTTCACAATAATCACGACTTCCGTCGCAGCGAACATCAAGAAGAAGGCATAAGTAATAACAGGCCTAACACTACCGCGCAGAGCGTTGACAAATCCGCCAGCGTCAATGCTTCGATCATGCTCATAGATGCCCTTCGTCTCGGCTATGTCCGCCTGTTTGTCGAGCTCCTCTAATTTTAGCGCGGAGCGCTTCTCCATCAACTCGGCTTCCATCTTCATGGTTTCGAGTTTCTGTTTGTGCTCCTGCCCCGCCTTGAAGAAATTCAGTACTTCCGGGAGAAAGCTTGTCCCAAAGCCCAGTAAACTCCCAAGCAAACTCATCATTTTCAAGTCTCCTCTTCATCTCCGCTATGCGGCGTTTCAAATCTGCCACTACCTCATCCATCGGTAATCGTAAACCGCACATTCGGATGATCCGGGTAATTAACAACCACCGGACCTTCAGGACACATATAGTCAATGTGCGCCAACAAAGTGGCTTCACCGGTAGCAACCTTGCTACGATGACGCTCATCAATCGTTATCTTGTAGCCAAACTTGTCTATTTTATCGTTAGCTGGACCGCTAAACTTAGCTATGCTTGGAACTGCCGGATGCACGATGTATTCGCTATCCCGAACCTCCAACCGAAAACTCTCAACGGTACAGTCATCACGCAGCTTCTCCCGCGCAACAATGACCTTAAACTCACCAGTTACCGGGCCGTCTGAAATCTCAAAATATTCGGGAGCCCATTCTAAGACAGGGTCTTCAAAACCAATCTTGTCATAAAGAGTGTATCCGCCGCCTATCAAAGCAAACGTGGCGGTGACAACGCCAATCCCTTTTGTGATGTTTTCAAAGTCCATCAATACACCTTTACCGAACCGTCCTTTATGTGTTTAGGCACACAATAGGCCGTCACCCTGTCATCCGGGTGTAGATAATCCAAGCTCCTATAATTCCCATATCTTTTACTTACCTGAGAAGCATAATAATTACAATCAATTATGCTGGCAAAGTACATATCGTTGCTGACGAGCCTTCGGTCATCCCCCGTGCCTAAATAAACCATCAACAAAAATACGTGGATCATTCACTTGGCTTTGCACCCTTGCTGTTTACATACAAACCAAACCACGCGGCCCCCGCGCCAACGATCACACTGACAAATCCCGCCTGTGCGTTATTCGGGTCGGGCAAGGCCATAAACCAAGTACACGTCTTGTAAAACACAATCATGTAACTGAGGATGAGCAACCGCGGAACAATCCGCCACGCATCCAATTTTTCCGGGGTAATCATGCAGAACCTTTCGTTTTGACAAGCCAAATAAACCCTATCAGAACCACTGCTCCAATAAGGATTGACCCAATTATAACACAAATCTCAATAAATTTCTGCCTGCGCTCACGCTGACGATACAGCGTCTCCTGCCGCTGCTTACGGATGTTGCCCTCCATGCGAATGAGCTCGTCCCAAGCAGATATACCCATAGTCAGGCTAATCCATTGTTTTAATTCATCTCTTTGGGCTTGCGCTTTGCGTTTAGCAGCAAAGGCCTCAATGGCCTCCTGCTCTACAGACTTGCCGTTAAATAATTTTTTGAATATAGGGGGGTTCTTGGCTTCTTTTTCCGCTTGGTCAATATCAGAAAGAGCGCCCATCCATCTGGACAGGTCGCCCACCATTGACTCAACGTCACGCCCTACTGCAAAACCTTTTTTAAGTGCCCCAAACGCCGCTGACGCGGTCGCCATCGCCGAAACTGGATCCATAACTATTTCCCGTAGTTATAATAAACATTATACTCTCTTCTTTTTCTTTTTTGGCTTAGACTTCCCAGCTTCAGACAAAGCAATAGCGATAGCCTGCTTCTGCTTGTAGCCCTCGTCCATCAGCTTACTAATGTTCTTGCTGATGGTGGCCTGACTTGATCCCCGTGCTAACGGCATTAGCTACAACTATTGTAGCCGCCACCTTTTACAGCAGCACCCATGCCACGAGCCGTTGCACGACCCATGCTCATTGGAACCTTTACGTCGGCTGTCTTGCCATAAGGAATGCGACCCTGACCCTTAATGTCAGCATATTCTACTGCCTTGGGTGCCGCCCCCGGCTTATTCGTTACGATTTTTACTGCGCCCATTCTACTGGCCTCCTCTGCCAAGTTTAAGTAATTCACGCTCCATAGCAGACTGGATACGTGCCTGTGTCTGCCGCTCTTGCGCCGCCAACCTCTGCTGGAACTGATCCGCCCGCAACTGCTGGTTCTGTGCATCAAGCTGCAATTTGGCTTGGTCATTCTGTGCGTCCGCCTGCTCAGCCTGTGCCTTAATCTGAAGCTCCTGCTCTTTAAGCTGAACCAACGGATCAGGGCCCTGACCAGACACTTGTGCAGACATCTCTTTGACCATCTGCATACCTTCAGCAACAAACTGTGCTGTAAGTCCCTCAATTTGCAGCATCTCGTCCTCAGTAGCCGCCTCGCCGCCCGCGGCCTGCCTGCTCTGAATAAACTGCACCGCCGCCTTCTCACGAGCAGCAATCCGAACGTGCTCCATGATGTGCTTCTGCAACGACATCGCAATGGCAGGCATACCACCAACCATAGGCGTCGAACCAAAGACCATATGCGCCATAATGTGCGCCTGATGCTCCTGACCCTCAAAAGCCTTCAGCGGTATCATGTCCATCGCGTCAATGTTTTCCTGCGCCGGATCCTTCGGAGTCGGCTCATCGTCAGGAATGCGCCGCATAATACGGTCCACGTCCCGCACACCAAGCGCATCGTACATATCCCGATACACCTCATACATATTGTGCATCTCAGGAGCCGCACCAGCCAACTGCAACTTGGTCTGTGCCAAAGCAATCCGCTGCGCCTGACTAAATACATTCGGATCAGAGACCGGTATGATGTCCACGCGGTCATCAAAGTCCTTACGCATCACAGTAGCGTCCGCACCCTCTACAGAATACGGATACTCCTGCGGCAAGCTCTCACTCATCACACGAGCCAAAATCCTGAACTCAACCCGCATCGCGTTGTGCAAGCGCTTATGCACCGCACTCATCACACGAGAGCCCTGCTCCAGCATCGCGATAGTCGTACCAACAGCAGCCTGCTGATTACCATCGCCCACCTTCATGTCAGTAATGGTCGCGAACCGCTGACCCGCCTGTACTACAAAGCCAAGCAAGTTAAACAGGGTTTGGTCCGGGCCCTTGAATGGCAGCGGCATCAGGCTGTCACGAATAGCCCCACCGGGAGCGTCCACATCGCGGAACTCTCCGGGCTGCAACGGGTCGTCGTCATCCCTGATACGCAGTCCACGGGCTTTGAAACCCGCTGGGAGGTTGGACAATGTACCAGCGTCGATCAACTGTCGCAGCGCCGCCGTGGCAGTCCGTGACAGACCGCCAATGGTGTGAATAAGGCCCAAACCATAAAAACCAAAGCCCGGAAGGAACTTATAATGCACAAAATACTGTATCTTGCGCTTTAACTCGTCATCCTCACGGTAATTTCGGCGAATTGCCAATACCTGCCCGTTGTCCTGACTGATGGTGACAACATATGGTACTTTAATACCTGTCGGCTCACCGTCATCGTCAAGCTCCTCATACCCCTCAAGGTCTAAATCAACGTGACACTCCAAAATAGTGCAGTCATAGTCAATCTGCGTAGCTGATGTGCCGTCAATACGGTCAATCTCATCACCCACACTGTCCATTTCTGCCTGCGCCGGAATAACCGGCACGTCCAAGTAGAACCCCGCAACCTGCTTCTTCCGCAAATCGTTCAATGACATCCGAACAACCTGCGTAATATTTGGGCAAGTGTCCAAATCTGCCGTCTCATACGGCACAATCAAGTTCTCAGCAGGGATAAACTTACTTACTGCACGGCCCAAAGTCTCGTCATAGTAGACTTTCTTGAATGTACTACCCGCCAACGGTAAGTAGAACAACATCTGGTCCATGTCAGGGGTGTAATCCTCCATCACATTCGTGATGTAGTAATTCATAAAATGCCTTACGCGCTGCGCTTGGGACTGCTTTTCTCGTGTCTCGCTTCCCATAATAGCAGTTCGCACGGGGCCGCTGGCAGGCAACAACTCATTGAACGCCTGCGCTTGAAACTGCGTAGCCGCCTCGGCAAGCAACGGGTGCGTAACCCCAGAAGCTCCTCTAAAAGGCTGGGTCCTCTCCTCGTAGTTGAACCCAAGAAGCTCCAAACCGTTTGCATAAGCATCTTCCCAATCCTGTCGGCCAGCCTTGTTGGCCTCAAACTCGCCCAACAACTCACCGGCTATACGACCAAGTTCCCTGTCGGGCATCTCCTCGGCCAAGTTAGTATAAAAATCATCACTCTCGCCGCGCTGATCCGCAGGCTCAAAATCAATAGTGACACCGCCATCCTCTTCCGGCGATATCTCAATTTCCATATTCTCCGCCGCGCCCTCAAAAGCCACGACATTGTCCATGCTGCCCGGAACCTCTAGCTCCACTTCAGCCGCTAAATCCTCTGGATCCAACTGCGACGGGACATTCTTGTCCATCATTCCGCCAATAGGTTCACGTGCCATGCGTTATCTCCTTCAAGACTAACTTACCATAGTCCTATACATATTTCTAGCAATTGGTGATAAACGAGCCGTGGGCCGCGGTCCATCAATAATACCCCGAACGACTGGTCTGGAAGAACCCCTGCTCATTGCGCGGGAAATACACGTCAAGGCCACCTTCCGGAGACCTGAATGAGCGTTCTCCCGGTTCGCGGCCCAAGATCCTGTCCAATTGCTCAAATAATTTACTATCCACCATCTTAGCTAACTGCTGCGGGGTAGCATTAACACCTGCCTCCCTCAACAACTTCACGCCAAACGCATTGTTGCGCTTGTCCATAGCCACATCTTCAGGAGTAGCATTACCAATAAGCGGTATAGGCAAAGCGTCTATACCCTCCGCGAAATTTCCTAATTTAATCGCGGTCTCCGGGCCAAACTGCCTTGCCATCTCAGCAGACATAAGCGCATGAGCCCGCGCATCTTCTAACTCCTGAAACGTCGGCATATCATGCCGTGGCCGCTGGTTACGAATGTCTTCGGGGGCATCACTAAACTCACGTGGAACCTCCGCATACCCATACTTTTGCTCCAACATCTGTTCAAATGTCGGGGCCCCTTCAGGATAATATGTCTGTGAACCCTCGCTGCTCTCTCTTCCAGAGGTGCGAACAAGATTCTGAGCCTCCGCGTTTGGCGCGTTATACAAAGCAGACAAAATGCCCGCTTCCTCAATGGCCGGGTTTCCGCCTTCCTGCATATAAAGTTCCGGGGCCCCTTTGTAACCACGAAGATCCGTGGGCCGCGAACTGAAATCCGGGGTGGACTGCCGCGTCAACGGCTCAGCCATACCCTCATACGGCGAATAGCGGGGCACATCTTGTTCAAAATACTGGCCTGCCATGCCTCGACTACGAGCGTCAGACCCTAAATCAACGCGATAACCCTCTTCATCAATAAAAGGCCGCGCTTCGTCGTCTACAAAATAATAGGCTTCGCCCGTCTCAGAGTAAGAGGGCCGTGTGCGGCGGGAAATCTCTACCGGGTCGTTGGTCCCGTATAACGCCTCGTCCATCGACATATTACCAAAATCGGTAAAACCGCCCGCCCCAAGATTTACCGCAGAATCCGCCATTAGTAATACGCCCTAACCCTTACATTTGTGTCCTCGTCATCCCAATCGTCACTGGGCAACTGAACAAAGTTACCTTGCCGGTAGCGCATCAAAGCCTGTGTCATACTATCAACCAAGTCATCGTGCTCCCCGTTTGGAAACGCCGCCACCTCCTCAATCATCTCATCGGCAAAGACGGTGTCGGGGGCCCAAACCATACCAGCCTCAAACAAAGGCGATACAGAGTGAACTCGTGTTATCTTATCATTTCCTTTGCTTGGCGTAAAGTTAACAACGGGGATGCCCATGTTTCTTAATTCCTGCGTCAAAGGCAGACCAGAGGCCTTGGCTTCCACAATTACTGTGTCGGGTTCCCAATACTTATATTGCTCCAAAGCCATGTTTTTTAATTCAGGAAAATCCCACCGGTCCTTTTGGCTGTCCAAAAGTATGAGTCCCGGAGGGCCCCCAACCTCCTCTGGACGAAATACGCCCCACGTGGTTATCGCGCTAAAGTCAGCCGTCTCGCGTTTACTAAATGCCGTATCATAACTCTGAATGACATATTCAAGATTTGGAATCTTGTCTTTCTCCCAGCGCCTCCACCATTGACGTGGGATGATCGCGTTCTCTTCGCCCGTCGGATTCTGCTGATACTGCGCGTTCCACTTGCTGGGCGGGATAGATGCTTTGACCGCGGTCAGGTCTTCGATTGACCAAAACTCAGGCCAGCACGGGACGCCATCATCAAAAATCGCAGGAAGTTCCACAACTTCCCATTGGTCCGCTAGGGGGTCTTTAGCCATCGCCTTCAAAAGCTGGCCCGTCATATCCTTTTCTGACCACCGGGTCTGGACCAAAACAATCGACCCACCCGGCTGGAGCCTCTGTCGGGGGCCCCCAGTGTACCAATCCCAAGCATCGTCAAACCCGTTCGCAGACATCGCCGTCTGTTCCGAATGCGGGTCATCAATGATTACCAAGTCGCCACCACGACCCGCGAGGTTTGATCCAACACCAACGGCATAGTACATCCCGCCAGCAGAAGTGTCCCAACGACCAGAAGCTTTACTGTCAGCAGCCAATTTAACATTCGGAAACACCTCCTTAAATTCATCACTATCCAAAAGATTTTTTGTCTTACGGCCAAAGTTGACCGCAAGCTCTGTCGTGTGCGTCGCCTGAATAATCTTCATCCGCGGGTTCTTGCCCATCATCCAAGCAGGAAACAGGAAGGATGCGAACTCTGACTTCGTGTGACGCGGGGCCATGTTGATGATAAGTCGCTTTAGGTCGCCTTTTGCAACCCTTTCTAACTTTTCGGCAATAATTTTATGATGACGACCGGCAATAAATTCCGGCCACATAGATTTTACAAAAGTCAAAAATTCTTTCTGACAAGCTTCATTCTTCTCGATTTGCGCGAGTCGCAGGCGAAGCTTTAACTCCTGATCTGAAACATCCATCGGGGGCCCCTAAAGTTGCACATATTACAGGCATAAATATGCACACTTTTTAGTCAGTTAACAAGTCCCATCTAATTGCACAAAAAATAGGCAATGTTTCACGTGAAACATTCATATCATTTTTCACATGATTATTTGAGAAAAACATGGCCCTTGCCTGCGCAGCCAGAGCCCGTGGCCGCGTTGCGCGATTTTTGGTAAATGATTGATTTATCACGGTTTTTGACCCGATACCGGAATCCTAGTTTTTAAGGCCGCCGCCCGCGTTTCGACGCCCGCCGCCCGCGTATCATGCGCCGCGCTATTCGCCCCGCGTTGCCCGTGCCGCGTTCCGCCGCCCGTGAAAATTTTTAAAAATACCGACGCCCGCGCCCCGCGTTTTTTGGATTGCGCCCCGCCGTGATTTTTCCGCCGTATGTTTTACGCAATCCCCGCCCCGCCGCCCGCGGCATGATTAACTCTAATAAACGCCCTAGGAAGCCCGACAAGCGGGCATAAAAAAACCCCGCTAGGGTTATAGCCTAGCGGGGCGTTGCGGGCGTTGTATGGGGCTTAAATCGCCCTAAAATGTAAACCCGACAAAGACGGGCGTTTCTTCCGATAAGAATATTTCACGGTTGCTATCGTCAAAAGGCGAAAGCGAATAATAAGCGGGCTTGCCGCGTTTCGCACGTTCACGAAAATTAATAATATAAACGGTTTTAGAATTAACCGCCCGCTTTATAAAATCGCCCGCGCCCATATTGCCAAGCGCAATTTCCCTCACGACGTCGCCATCATTAGTCTGGAATAGTTTAGATCGTTTAAGCATGATTTTAATTCCCATATAAAGTTAATGAAGCCCCGTTATCGCATAAAATCGCATAAAAGAAAAGCCCCGCATTTAAACGGGGCTTATTCGGGGCAAGCGGGGCGGGTTTATTCTTTTCCGATATCGCCCGCCACATGATGCCGAATAATTGACCGCGGCGGCAATGTTTTAACAAAAGCCCGCAATTTTTCGCCGTCGGTTTTCCCGTCGTCGGCGGCGTCGGTGACGGCTTGCCAATGAATGCGGGTTTTTCCGCCGTCGGCATAACAGCCGCCCGCGTCGTCGGGGTTGCCCGCTTTCTTTTTGCCCGCCCCATGCGCCGTAAACATGACAAAAAAATCACGGTCTAGACGGGCGCATAATGGGGCTTTTTCCCCGCCGCAATTAACGCAACCGACGCCCGCCAAATATTCGGCGGGGCAACGCACGCCCCGCACGCCGTCGGCGGTTGTGTTTTTCGCATTCCCGTTCTTTTTCCAAAAATCAGTGGCAACGACGACAACGGCTGGAACGCCCGACGCAACCGACGCGGCGGCGGCTTTAATAGAGGCGGCGGAAAAGTTTATCACCGTTTTAAGCGGGCTTAATTTATGCGCCCAGAAAAGCGGGTTAAAATGGGAGTATGTAAACCCATGCCCGCCGCGTGGCTTGCTATCCAGAACGGCGTCTAGATATTCGGCGTCTATTTCCGACGGGGCGCAACCGCGCCCGCTTGCGTTTAATTCGCATGAAGCGGGGCAGGTATCATATTTGTTAGCCTTGCCCGCCCGATAGGTAACGGCGCAACCCGCCGTCTTATTCGCTTGTGATAATTTAACAGTTTTAAGCATGGTAAGCCCCTTTAGAAAATTTAAAACTTTCCGCTTTATCTCATATTATCCCATATATGGCAAGCCCTAACAAAAAGCCCCGCTTTTTAAGGCGGGGCTTGTCGTCGTTATATGGGGCGATTTATGCCGCAATGGCAACCCGTTGCCAGTCGGCGGGACGCATGGATAGCAACGCGCCGCCGCGTTGTTGCCACAAGTCGACGTCGTCGGCGTCGGCTTTATGTGAAACGGCGGTTACGGCGTTAATGAGGGTTGCACGGGAAAGCGGCTTTTCCCGTTCATAGCCCGCTTGCCCGATAGTATCAAGCAACCCGTTTAAAACGTCGCCTGTTTCTTTTTTGGTTAATTTCATAACCGCGCCCAAATTATCGACGACGGCGGCCTTGTCGGCGTCGGCGTCTATAACGTCGGCGGCGGCGGCTTTCATGCTTTCCAAAACGGCGTCAAAACTATCGCGACTTGAATAAACCCCGACAAGGTCACGGATTTTTAATTCAAGGGCGCGGTTGTCGGCGTCCTTGGCCTGATCGGAAAGCAAGCCCCAGTCGTCGGCATCCCGCCCGCTTGTAATATGCGACGAACGGGTTTTATTTTGGGTTTGCATTCCATTAAGGCAAGCCAAAGTCCATGCGATTTGATAAACAGAAACAGAACCCGCCCCGACTTCGCTATTCTGCAAGCCGATACCGTTCGCCATGATATCACCGACGCCCGCGCCCTCGCCCATATGGACAAGGGATTTAAGGCGCAGATATAACCGCTTATCGGTCACGGTTGCGTTTACAACTTGAAAGCGGGCGTCGCTTTCCATAAGTTGAGGCAACGCCGATTGAAGCAAGTTGACGTTGTCAAAAGTTTTAAACTTGTCTGAGACGAAAGCCCGCAATTTACCGCGCCCGCCGTCGGTTAGGGCAAGCCCCTCATATGAGCGCAACATACGCACCGACGGTTCTTTTTGCCAAATAGCGTTGATAAGCCCGTCGAATTGATCCGCATAGCCCACTTGAAGGCGGCGGGCGGTTCTAACATCAATTCCCGCATGACCCGCTATCTGCCCAAATGAAACGTCGTTTACATCCAGAATGGTTGTCGGAACGCCGCCCCGTTGCTCAATAACAACTTGCGGAACGCCGTTAGCGTCGGTTGTTTTTTGCAAGTCATGCGTCGGGGCAATAAAGTCGGCTTGCCGCGCCGCGTCGTCACGCACCTTTTCCAAAAGACGTGTCAGGGTGTTTTGGCTGTTTTCGATTGAATGGTTCATTTTACTATTTCCCGTAGTTTTGGGGCTAGGCCGACGCCCCGTTAAAAAAGGCCTATGCGTGTTGTCTCATATTATCGCACCCCGTGCAAGCGGAAATTTTAAAAAATACTGTCGGGGGCAAAAATAAACCCCGCCGTGCTAGGGCGGGGCTTGTTTAGTTTATCGACGACGCCGTCGTCGGGTTCGGGGCTTGCGGGCGTGTCTTTCCCAGTCGTCGCCATGGATCAGGCGGGCTATCCAATACAATAAGAACATTATTCCTGCAACCCCCAGTCCGCCGCCGTCGTCATATGGATATCGGGGTCTATTGTTTGAACATGACCTGACCGTTCAAAAATTTCCCAGTTTTCCATATTGTCTAAGGTTCGCTTGAATTGCGCGACGATTTCATCCGGCGTGACTTTGTCGGGGTCAGCCTGAAAAGACGGCACGGTAAAGACAAAATCGAAGTCGTGGATATATACAGGTTTTGTCATGCCGCCACCTCATAATCATCGGTAAAGGTTGCGTTTAGCATCTCCAATATATCATCGGGCAAAAACAATTCGGGGTCAGTGTATCCGATATATTGCTCAGATATGTTTGTGACGCCGTTTTTAGTCATGCGGGCTATGGTTTCAGCATTCCATGAACCGCGTTCATCATCAAACAGGATGGATTTACCGTCTTTTTCAATATCCATAATCAGATAATTATGGCATCCCCAACCGTCCGGCACGGTGTTATAGCCAAGGGCGTCTATCGCACGACAAACAATGTTTGTCCCGTTCCACCCATCGCCGTCGTCAAAACCAAATTTTGAAAAGGCGTCTTCCCATGTCCATTCAACTACTGTTCTAGGCATAACGCATCCCCCTTGCATCACTATGGTGACCTTCCAAAACCAGTTCGACAGAATAAGTGTCGCCGTCGTTCCAACCGTGTTCTTTTAACGCAACCTCGACCGCCGCGTCAGCATCAGGGGCTTCGACCAGTTCATAAATGCTATGCGGATGGTCTAAGAAAAACAGAACAGAAAATTTTAATTTTTTCGGCACGGCAAAGCCAAAAACATATATTTTCTGGTTGTCTTCATCGTCGGTGAAATCATGGTTCACATAAACGCCTGTAGGGCAATCATCGACCCAGTCCCAAAAGCGTTGGTCTATTGTTCTATTATTTTCAGACATCGTTTTTACTCCCGTAGTTTGTTAACGATGCCCCATCGTATGCGATTATATAGGACTTATCAAGTCAAAAATAGTTTCCCACTGAAAAGGCTGTTCACAACGGAAAATTGGCTCGACCGCTTCAAGCCCGTCCATCTTTAAATCGACCGCCGCATTAGCGGGATACAAAAAGCATTCGGCGGGTTCTGTCGGCTTGGTTTGTTTCTTAATCAATATCCAGCAACTGGCATGGCTATGCCGCGACAGCCACGCGACTTGCGACGGTTGCAGGGTGACGGCGTTGCCCGTTAAAAATTTTAGTTCGACAAAATGAAAGTCGCCTTTTTCATCGCAGATCATCAGGTCAGGAATACCCGCCCCGACCCAGTTCTCAATCCGCGTCAGCAGAAATTTCCTGTTCGACCTCTGCGCGGCTTCCTTCACTTGCTTGTAAAAGCCTGCCTCTCGCTTTGTTGCGATTGCTGGTATTTTCGTCTTTTTCTGTCGGGGTGACGTCGATGGTGATCGGGGCATAACTATTTTTTATCTCCTCAAGTGCTTTCAGGACATCCTCTTTGCTCATGCTGTCGATTGACCCATGACGGATTTCCGATTTGCTGACATAGATGTCGCCTTGCGCTTGCCCCCTGCGATACTCAGCCTGAACGGCGGCAGAATAAGCCCCGTTTTCCAACGCCATATCCCGTATGGTCTGTAAATCTCTAAGATGACGCTGATAGGTCACCCCGTATTTTTCATCCAGTTCCCGCCGATACGCCTTTATCGCCGCGACGACATGAGGCGACATATGCGGGTTGGTAAGTTCATAAGCCCGTGAGTGCGCCGACCCTGCGGCATAGCCCGCGTTTATCGCGGCTTCTCTCAAAGTTATCTGCCCGTCTTTGCTTACCAGTTCTTTTACAAAAAGTTCCTGCTTGCGTGTCAGGGCTTGCTCCGCAGTGGCCTTCTTTCGACCCCGCGTCTCAGTCTTTACTACAGATTTTCTCGCCATAATCTTTCCACAGTTAAAAAGGTCTACTTGTCTCTTTAACACAATTTACACCTATATAGGCTGAAAAACAAAAAATATTTTTTTTTGATTTTGGGCGCATTAAGGCAGTTTTGCTATTTAACTCTGTTACATTTTAGTAATTATTGGTGTAACACTTTATGTAACAGAAAAAACCTTTGTATTAAAACAACTTAACTACGATGTTACATTTGTTACACCTGTTACACCTATTTTTTAACTTTTTTTATTTTTTATAATTTTGAGCCTATATAGGTGTATCGCGTAACAACGCCTTTGAAGAGGAGTATTCGTTCTCTGGGTTTTGAGCCGTGATCCGCGGACTTATCTTCGCGCTTCACCGATCTTTCCAAGCGTCCCAAAAAAGATAGGCCAGCAGGGCGAACCCGCTGACCAGATAGGTGATTATGAAGATGTCATCAAATCCAAGAGCCATTGCGTTGGTTTATACCTTTCCGCCAGCCAGAGCATTATTGCCATCGTGACAAGGAGTGTCGTTGCGCCCACGGCGTCCATGAATTTTTCCATATCTCTGCGTCCTCAGTTAGTTTCGCTTCGATTTTTGGATGAGATACCCAACTTTTGATGCCCAGTTCATCGGTTCGTTTGAATTGCTGGTATTGTTCGCGCCAGTATGTTGGGTCTTCATCGTTCCATTCTGCCTCTTCTGCGTAGAATTGGCAAATTTGCATACAGGCGTAACCTGTAAGCCACCCGTCGGGTGTTCTAGTTATTTGTGGTAAGCGCATTAAATACTTCCTCCAGCGGTTTATCTTTGTTTTTTAGGATCATGTCCCTGACCGTATGCACTTTTGGTATCCCGTAGGCTTCGCCTATTTCTTTGAGCGTTCGATATGTTTCGCCGTGAATTACATAGGTGCGGTAGGGTTTGGGGCGGCTATGTGGCAGAACATCGGTGGTTAATGCGTCCTCTAATGTCCACCCGCTGTTTCTGACCCGTGAGGCGACTAATTTGGGGTTTGCCCCGAAGGCTCGTGATGCGTGGGTCATGGACTTATATTCGACACCGAAGGCGATAACGGCTTTTAGCGGCTTATTATAAGGCGTGATCCGCGGTTCGATTTCCAAGGCTTGTTCGGCAGACCAGTTCAGCACCGCTATGCGGCGGTGGGCTGTTTTGTAGTCTACCGTGCCGAAGTAGTCGCAAGCGTCGGTCAATGTAGGGAAGATTTCCCCAGAAACGGATATGTCGGTTATTTTACGGACGGAAAACTTGGTTAGGCCGTGTTCTTTTTTAAGACGGTAGAGGGTGTGCTTAGCCATACCGTATTTTTTGGTTATATCGTCGTCGGTTGCCCCACCTTTAACCTCTTCGATTATTTGTTGGCGGACGGTGTCGTCGTATCGGACGGTCATTTCGGCGCGGGTTTTGGTTGCCCCTGCTCGTTGCAGGATTCGGTTTATGGTGCTACGCCGGACATCATATTTGTCGGCTAGTTGTTCGGTGGTGATTTTGTTTTCGGTGTAGTCGTTGATAACGGCTTGGATTTCATCATCTGACAGTTTGATACCATATCCGCCCATCGGTGCGCCGACTAAGCCGTTTAGATGGACGGCGTCGGGGAAGGCGGCTTGGACTTTGGCAATGAGCCGTGGTTCGCGGTGCGCGATCTCTGTTGCCTTGTATTTTTTACAGAAGATTTTAATTTTGCACGGTTGGTCATTTTTTAGGAAAGCGCGGTAGATGAAGCGGTCTCTTTTATTGACGCCGTCTTTGCCGTCGCGCTTTGCTTTTTGGATGTGTTGTTTGAACCGCAGTTCGGGGTCTGCGCTTGACCCGATATATATGCCTTTTCCATCGACAGTTAAGGCATAAAGTTGGCAAGGCCTGTCGGCATGACCTGACAGTTCGGCGGGCGCGAGGGGCTTGAGCCCCAGTTTTTTGCCCCAGTTACGGACGATAGCGTAGTCGTTGTTGGACAGGCCTTTATTTCGGCAGGCCTGTAACACGGAGATTTTTTCCTGCGCCGCGTGTTCATACATATCGCGGATTTGTTTGTCGGAAAACTTACGACGGGGCATCGTTTGCTCCCTTCAGATACCAGCGGCGGCGCGTGTCGGTTGACCAGTAGTCATTGTCATACGGATAGTCATTGTCATACGGATATGTTTTTTGCCGGAAGCATTCGTAGACCACGCAGACCTCAGACTGTGTGTCTTCATCTTTCCAGACGCAGAGGTCGAACATCCGCTCACCGACTTGGATGCCATACCAGTCCATATCATCACTGTCGCGCCCACTATGCTCATTTTGGATATGGGCATCACTTTCGTAGAACGCGGTCAGATAGCCCTTTTCATAGTCGGACAAAACCAGTTCGTCGTCATCAGAACCGTGATCCGCGGACTGCGGGTATTGGTTATCCCAAGTGATTTCCTTTTGAGCGACATCTTCGGCGGTTGAGATAGCCAGAGCAATGTTTCTCCAGCCGTCATCCGCGTGTTCTGATTGGTCATCACAAATGTCGTATAGATCGGTCAGTTTTTTCAACACTTCCTGCTTTTTCATATCATTCTCCCGTAGTTGATATAAGATTTATCCCATACATAATATAAATAAAAAGGGGCGTCAAGCCCCTTAGTGTTTGGTCTCTGCATCATAATCATATGCGGCGGCGATTACTGCCGCTTGGTTCATGGCGGATGACAGCATACCCATTGTGGTATTTGTGTCGGGGCTTTGCACCATAAGACGGAACAGAAGCGCGGTCAGCGCACCGCCCATCACGGCTCCTGCGTTATAGCCTTCGGCTTCCATTTCATCTAGCAGGGCGTTCATTTCATCCCCTGCAAAATCAAAATCGCGTTCTAGGTCGTTTTTCATCCCCGTTGTATCCTTTGCCAAGCCGCCTGTATTTCGGCGGAGCGTTCAACGGCTTCACGGCTAAATTGGCCTTCTGCCGCGATCCGTGATGCGTAGAGCGAGACCACCTGATTGAGGTGTTGAACGGCTGTTTGCCAGTCCATCGCCCGTGCCTTCTCATTTACGATATCAGATTTCTTCATTTTTGTCTTCCTTTACATAGAATTGGATTTCGACGAGCCCTTCTTCGGTTCGGCTACAATGCCAGACATCCTGATGGAGGTTTTCAAACAAAAGCAGATACAGTTCTTCGCGAGTTAGTTCTTTAATCATCTTATTCTCCCGTAGTTATATAAGATAACTCCTATATAGACTTACTACTACATATTGTCAACAAGTAAAAAAAGACCCCCAGAGCCTGAACTCTGAGGGTCTCACTACGGGAATGTAAAGCTTGGGGGCTCTACAAACCCTAATATAAGCGACTGTATGGGAATTGCAACATATATTTGGGTAATTTAATGGATTATTTTTGCTTAACTTTTGAATTAAATTAAGTCTTTAGCACGGGAGGTGTTTTTGGGGGCTTTTGAAGCGGGTAAACTTGGTGAGTATATCTGTGCGTCGCGGTTGATGAAGTTAGGTGTTTCCTGCGAAGTAGTCAATTTAGACACAGTGGACATTGTGGCTTATGTCGATCAGCGGCTGATCCGCATACAGGTGAAATCTAGCGTTTTAAAAAAGCACGGCAAGTCGCTGGGGTATCAGTTTGCTACCAGCATGGGCGGCAGAAAAAAGCCGCTCACTGTAGAGCATTGCGATATAGTGGCTCTTGTGGCTACTGATTGTGAACGGGTGCTGTTTAAGCCCGTAGAATGTTTAAAGGGGCAGGTTACTAAGCGTATCCTGCCCCGTAAATTTGATAGAGACGACTTAGAATATAAGTCTTGGCATCACTGCATGGATTATCTCAATCAAGATCGTCAGGGTTGATCCAGCCCTTTTCTAAGGCGTCCAACAGTTCGTCGTCAGATAGTCGGTCAATGGCTGACGCCGAATACATTTTCTTTTTTTGGCGGCGTTTTGCCACTACTTGTTTTTGGACGGGTTTTGCCACTACTTGCGCTTCGGTAGGTGGTTCTACATCCACTACCTTTTTAATATCCGCTGATACCTCAATTGTGGCATAACGGTGGCTACATTTAAGACACTCCCTGTTCCGGCGAATTGTGCCGTCGTCCGTGGGTCGCGAGTTGTAGACCTTACTCTTTGATTTGCATTTTGGACATATCACGATAGTCTCCAATAGTTAGTAGGCAGACCTTACAGGTTACTGACCCGTCGTCCGCGGGCTCTGGCAGGTTAATCAGGCACTTTGGGCATCTGCCCGCGTCTAACGCCTTTTGTATTACACCAGCATCCCCGAAGGGTTCCCTATTCTTCGTCATTTTCGACCTCCCCTGACCCGCCGCAGAGTTCGCACTCCATCATACGGCCTTCTAGCCAGCCGCCGCGCCATGCCATAGGGGCGGGGACAGCGACTTCATATTCACACTGTCCCTCACCCCCGCACTCAGGGCAAGTAATATACTCAGGCACGGCCTAGATCCCTCTGGCGTTGATACCAATTACGGTTGTGCTGTTTTACGCGCTCATTATTATTTTTGTTCCAATGCTTTTTGGAGCATTTCTTTGAACAAAACTTGCGCTGTTGACCCGTGAGCCGCGTTCCGCAGTTCGCGCAGTTTTTTCTGCCGTTCTTGCGCTTTTTAATTGGTGCGCGTTCCGGCATTGACACGACATTAGTAGGCGGGGCAGGTTCTGCGGCCTGTTTTTTAGCCTTTTCCCTAGCAAGGGCTTCGGCTACTTCGCCTTCAATTTCATAACGGAGCAAGATAGCCCGTGCGCCCAGCATTTCCATCGTGCGACGGCTCACGGCTCCTGTTTCGTCATACTCGTGCAGAACAAACTGCAAGGCATAAAGTGTATTGTGCTTTTCCATTCCGGTCTCCCGTATAAGAGTTGATAGAAATTATCCCATACCATAGGTAAAAAAAGAGGTCAACTACATATAGTAGTTGACTACTTATTTTTTAAATATTCGATACGGGTTTCTTTATAGACTTCCCACATAATGCGAAGTTGGCCGCTAATCGTGCGGCCTTCTGCTTTTGCGATTGTCTTTATCTGCTCGTAGACCTCTATCGGCACGAGAACAGACTTCCATTTGGTGATATCCATTAAATTTATCCCAATATATTGTGTTCTGTAAGCGAATATATAGGAGATATAGTATTAAGGCAAGCAAAAATGTGGCTCTAGGCAATGCCTAGAGCCGAGTTTAGGGAGGAAATGCGTAAAACTACTTACTTTTGAGTTGGTAAATGATAATAAGCATCAGGGCTATCTGAATAGCGTCGATCCAAGGAACCCCAAAACCCGTTGTCATATCATTCCGCCTCTCCCCAGCTTGGGCCGATCTCGACGTCACACTTGCTGGGTATCTCTAATGGTACAGCATTTTCCATAATTTTGGCAATACTTTCTGCATCTTCACGATTTTTCACAGAAATTGCTATCTCATCGTGGATTTGAATGAGCGGGGTGCGCTCTTGTTCATAAATATTCACCATTGCTTGCTTTGTCATGTCTGCGGCGGACGCTTGGATAAGCCTGTTCAGGGCTTTGTAGGTGTATGCCCGCTTCAAACGGGTGGTCTCACCGTATTCTTTGACGGCATCTTGGTAGGGCAGAGCCTTATTCATGGCGAATGTATCGGGCTCCCAGAGGTCAAAACGGCACTTTCTGCCCAGTATAGAGCGGACAGAGCCGCTTGAGCCGCGGTCGTTGAGCCGCGCTTGGACGCCATTCATCAGGCCTTTAACAAAGGGGACACGCTCATGGTACTGACGGACTAGGCCTTTGGCTTCATCTACATCAATATCTAGCTGGTCAGACAGTTTGTTCACCCCCATGCCATACATCATGCCAAGATTGATTGTCTTTGCCTGTTTGCGCGGGATCGACGCCATTTCTGCCACCATCGTATGGAAGTCCATATTGGGGTCGTTGCGGTAGGCATCGACAAATTCTTCGACGCCAGCCATCTGCTTGCCGCGGGATTTGCCATATACATATGAGTAATGCACCAAGATGCGTGGTTCCTGTTGCGAGAAATCAATCGCCGCCCACTGTTCCCCCTCTTCCGGCAGGAACAGGCTACGTATG